CTCTGGCGTAGTTGTGCTGTTAAAGTAAACACCTTTATGTTTTGTTTTTGGGTATACAGTCTTTGGATTGTCGTTATTTCCACCTGTGTGTTGTTCTACTTCTGCTTTAGCTTGGTTAATTAAATCTTCAAATGACATAATATATTTTCCTCCTAATGTATGTAACTAATTTTTTTTTAAATTTGTTTGCTAGTTTATGTGATTAATGTTTTTGTTTATATTCTTTGTACTCTTTACGAGCTTTAGCTAGTCTTCGTTGTGCAAGGAATAGCGACACGATCAATGTCAGGGTAAATATGATGTCTCCGATGTCCTTTAGGGTGCTGTTTAGATCGGTATCCGCCCCGAAAGCGCCGATACCGAGTAAAACAATCCCAACCCACATAACTACCGAGATGATAATGTCTGTGATGACCTCTCGTTTAGTTACTTCCACGATTTCTCCTCCTCCCTTAGCTCTATTAATAGTTTAACATAGAGTGTATGTTAGAGTCAAGCATTTTATACTAATCTTTTTAATCTTTCTTCTGATAAATAATCAAGTACTTCTTGACGTGAATCAAACCCGTTTTCCTTTAACCGTTTATCTATTGAATCTGGAAAACGATCCTCTGAGTACATAATAAACTCACCGTTTAGGCGCACCTGATATCGTTCGAAGTTACCATCTTCACCATACATCTTTTCAAATGAATAACGTAGTCCGCTCTTCTCCATTTATTTCCCCTCCTCTTTTAAACTTCTTTCTCTAAACCTCCAAAAGTCTATAGCTAAGGCAGCGGTCATAGCAGTAATCGAAAAAACTGTTATGTTAGGATCGCCCGGTTCCTTTAAGCCTAATACAAACTGCATATAACCATAGGATAGGATTAACATACCAAAATATATTGCCCAATAGAGACCAATGAGTTTAAGTAGCTTCATCAGTACCCTCCATCCATAAATCTGTTTGTTCCTGCTCCGTAGCCTTTCTGATCTGATATTTGTTTACCATACGACTGTAGCATGTCCTTACGCTGCTCAAATGACTTCACAATACGTGTAACATAACCTATAACCATATTATAATAGTGTAGGTTTCCTTGGATGGTAGCGTAGTTCTCGTGCGTCTTACGGTATGTCTCTACAACATCCTTTGTAGCCTTCGTATCTGTGTTCTTATAATACTCCCGAGCCTCTGCGTCTATCTGGGCCAACGCCTGCTCTGCTTTTAACTCAGCAGACTCTTGGAAGTATTTTAACTTCTCTAGAACAGATGACCAGTAGATGTACTTCGCCGGTTGTTCTAACATCTCTTGCATTAACTGATGTTCGTTAACCTTAAGCTCTTCTTTAAGATTGAACACTTGTGTTTGCCCAACCTCATCTTTTAAAACAAGATGGTCAAAATCGAATGATCCGATGTTAATCTCCAAAGGTTTCCCTCCCTTACTCTTCTATCTCGCCCGCACTGTCCTCGATCATACGGTTAAGATCGACTACCTGTTGGCGAAATCTAGCTAACTTAGGTTGTAGCTCTTGTTTAGGGTAACCGTGCTGAATCATATCCTGTATCTCTGACAGCTTATCGGATAAATCGTACGTCTCATATAGAGCATCTTCGTAACCTTCAATTTCACGGTACATCTTATTCTGTCTACGTTCACTCATATTCTTTTCTCCTCCTTTGTAATTGAGAGGGCTTGTATCACCCTCTCTGTAATAACTATATTACACTATCATAGTCTCTACGTCAACTATAAAATAGAAACTTTTTAAACTTTTTTATGCGATAGATTGATAAGCAGATTTACTTGCCTCAATAGCTGCTTTCATCTCTTTCTCTTTCTCTTCATCAATAACCTTAGACTCGCGGTAGTTCTTCACTTTCTTCTTATCTAGCTGATATTTACAGTAACCTGCAATAGAGCTAAATGTGTTCATCTCTTCTAGGTTATAATCAACCATGTCATTATAGTTAACCCCTACCTCGATGTCTGCTACAATCGGATAGCGAAGTTTCTCGCCTTTCCAGTCGATGAACAACCAATCTACTGGTAAGTTCTCCATAACATACTTCATAACCTTAGCCATTGTGTGTACTTCTTCCTTCGGACAATCTGCTACGATGGAGTCATGTACAGTTAGGATTAACTTAGAGCGCATGTTATTCTGTTTGATAAAGCGATTAATATAGATAACAGATGTATTCGTTAAAAATGCACCGGAACCCTGGATGATTGTGTTTACACTCTGTCTTAGTGCAGAGTTACGCTTAGACTTGTCTTGTGAATAAATTTCTCTTAAGTTACGACGGAACCCTTGTAAGCAGTTGACGTAGCCGTTCTCTTGTACTATCTTATGCGTGTTATCAATATATTCTTTTACACGTGGTTTATTACGGAAGTATTTATTAAATACCTCTTCTGCTTCCTCTACTGTCATATCGTTCTTAGGGGCGAATGAAACCTGTATACCGTCTCTTTCGAGATACTTTAACTACCGTTTTACGGTACGGAGTAGATCATATTATAGTCTTATAACCTTTATAAGACCCGTGGCACTTCCATACAGGGATCACACCCTACATGTACTCTACTCGGTTACTCACTAGAGATACGGCTCTAGTTACCCTTTCGATGATCGTTGCACTTATCCACTCTCACATGGCCTAATTATTAATCTAAATACTCAAATGTCCACCCTTTGTGTTGCACTTCCTTTCCTTTCACACACTTAGTAATTAAAGAAGCGCAAAGGTTATGTTCCCTGGCGAACTGAGCCTTATTACTAAAATGGTGCAACTCACCCGTAGGGGATTTACCCTCCACCACTCGACTATTCTTATACTCCGGTGGCTTAGGTGTTGACCCATCCTCGAAATAGAACCGCCATTTCTTGTGATGTCGAGCAGTTCCATGAATACACTGAGCTATGCACCGGGAGCTCAGGTTGTGTGCATTCGCAAAGTCCTGCCTACACTTGAATCTGTATTCTACTCCATCAGGGGAAACTCCTATGACCCATTTATCTGTATTTTTCTCTATATCCGGAGTAGACCCGTCTTTAAACTTGAATTGCCACCCTTTGTGGAACTTTTGTTTACCATGGATACAGAAGGACACTTGTGTCGTATTAACATCGTATTCTCTACAAAATTGTTCAATGTTAAAGAACTCGTATACCGTCCCATCAGGGCTTATTCCTACGATATCGTTTTGTTGGTGGGGTTTATAGCGTCTATTATCTGTCTTAGACGCGAAAGTACATGTTTCAGGTGAGTAGAGCTTGTTACCTTTATACTTTATATCCTTGTCTAGCTCTAACTCGGAGTTTATGTACCTATCATAGTCCCAACCATCTACCTCATCGATAGTGTTGTAGAACCCTTCAAAAGTTTGCCATTGTTCGCAGACTGTCACGCCGTTACCTCCGTATAAATGGTAATACTTATTGTTGGGGTTGTTACATCGTCTGTGCATGTCCTTATAAAGGGTGTAAATTTTCTTGTACAATTTATTATTATACGATTTGACTAGATCGCTGTAATTTGGTTTACTCATAAATTCCTCCTATAAGTAACCATGTGAGAGTTTACTTAGCACAGAATTACCCTCGGCTCTACGTTAGGGCTTCCTCTGTTAGCCCGTAATTTACGGACACCCTACATATGTAGGTTCACCACGTTTTCATAGCTAGTCACCTAACTATGCCCCTAATTGGAAATTTAAGGGAGTCTCGCCGTAAGCTAGGCCAAAAGTCACGGCCTTTGCCATTGAACGCATGTCGTCTGTTACTTCCTCTACCGGAACACCGTATACGAATGTAGCAGTCTCTTTATGTAAGTCTTTACCATCTAAGAAGGCCTGGGTCATATCGTCGTCACCCGCCGCAAGTCCGAGCACCCTTGACTCTAAGCTCGAGAAGTCAGCTTGGAGAAGTGCCCCGCCAGGGAACCTTGTCTCGAACATCCGTTTAATTGGGTGTTGGTAATCGAAACGAGTTACATCCCCAGTCTTTCTTGGTAATTGTTGTAAATTTGGGTTAGAACTGGAAAGTCTGGAAGTTTCTGTACCTGTTATGTTGAAATTACAGTATATATTCCCTTTACTATCCACCATACTCAGTAGCTTATATGTAAAGTTCTGCTTACGGGTCTTAACAAGTGAGTGTGTTAAGAGTAAGTCGGCTAGTTCCTTAGAGTTCTCGAAGTGCTTCGATAGATACTCTAATGCACCTTTGTTGGCCTTATAGTGGAACCATTCGATCTCTCCCTCTGGAATTCCTTCCTCGTGAGCTGAGTCTACCAGGAACTCTTTGTTATAAGGCATCTTATTCCCTGTATATTTGAATAGTACTTTCTGTTTATGCTCAGAAGAGTTCGGGTTAAACATATGCTTACCATCTTTATACTTATCTCGTAGCTTAGCAATGTCATTATCTCGATCCGCCGGTTTCTTTGCCCACTCAGCAAGTCCAATTTGGTATAGCTTTAAATTATCCGCCTCTAACTGCTTCACTTCATCAATCTTACGCATTTCTTGTAAAATACGATCTTCTTCTTTGGTATAGGCTTCGATAAGTCCCTCTGTATACTTGGTATTCATCTTTACACCATTAGACTCGATCGTAGCCAGTGCATCCATCAGTTCCGTATAATGGCCTGTATAGAGGGCACGTATACCTTTCTTGTCCTCTTGCTTCCCTACGTCATCTAGTCTATTGTAGATACGTAAACAGGCATCCACGTCTCCACTAGCATAAGGAGATAAGAACTCTCGTAGCGGAATCCATTCATAGCTGAAATCGCTACCGTCAATCTCGTTCTTGCGTTTCTCTGCTTTAGGGAAGTCCGGCTTCTCAGGAAGGTTTG